AAAAGAAAGATAAAGCTATTAAAGAGCTTAGAAAACTCTGTAAAATAAGAAAAGAAAAACGCACATATATTGTAAATTAAATTTTAAGTAACTATGGTAGTGTTTATGTTTGCTAACGGTTTGGCTAAGAAGCGTAGCCACGTAATCACGCTTCATTAAAACACAAAAAGTCGCATGGCTATGCTTTTTAGCTGTTGTTGTGTGCAGTACGGTTATGATATTAAAATGTTATTTAGTAAATGATAATGGAAATAAGTATGCAATATTTAATGAAATGATGGAGATAGAAGGGGAATTTTCTCTTGCCTGTTTAAACGACTTTCTAAATTATTACGCTGAACCTGACTGTGATTCGCTTGATGAGATAGACATACCTAATGACGGGTGTAGTTATCATTATGAAATTGAAGCAGAATTACAGGAGTTTGGTACAGGTGTCGGGATGGATTCAAATATTGCATATGAAATTGTCGGCTATACTCGATTGTAGTATTGCACACAACATAGGAATCAAATTAACTAAATCATGAAAAAGGAAACATGGGTGCTTAGACCCGAAACTAAAAAGGATGAAGTAAAGTACGTTAGAGGTGCATTGTATCAATTTGACGACGGTTTTTTTATCGGCTCAGACCAACACAGTAAATACATTTTGGTTTGCTTAAATAATGGAGTGCAATACGATGACCCAATGAATAAGGCAGACCTTGAGAGAGCCATGAATGAAGACGGGGTAGTAATGGTATCAGAATCAATCAAAATCGAGATGCTATGAGTGATAATGAATTAAAGAAACTGGCTGTGTATATAGTAGAAGAACTAACTAAACCCAATGAAGATTTTATCGATGGACTGGGTTTTCATTTAGCTTTCTTTGATATTAATCAATTCAGTGAGTACGAGATACTACAGGTTAGCCACGAGATAAAACAGTTAAACAAGCTGTTGGAGAATAGTATCACTAATGAGAACTATGAGACATCGTCTATTCTTTTCAAGAAAATAAAGCAACTAGAAAAAGAGCGTGATATACTAGAGAAGAATAAAAAAAAATAGAAGAAAAAGGATTGTAAAAGCTGTCTAATCAAAACTAGAAACAATGAGTAAAGAAAAAATGACGGCCGAGGAAATAGCACAATGGGCTGTTGATAACAGACACTCAAAGGGTGAGGGAAGAGATAAGTCAGACCATGAAATCTACCATCATCTAAGAGATTCAATCGAAGCCTACGCTCAACAGCAACCTCGGTGGGTAAGTGATGAGGAGATTGATAATTTAGCTTGGGATGAAAAAGATGTTGTGGGAGCAATGAAAGCGGTGCGCGACCTCATCTTCAACGGTGAGAAACGGGATGAGGTTTGCGACCACCCGTTCTTTTATGTACGAAGTAAATGCGATGGCGAACTGAACCATTGTCTAAAATGTGGCGAGTATTTGTAGCAAACCGTGGGTGAACGAACCGCTAAATGCGGCTGTGTGGCAACTATTGTTGTAGCATCGTTTTAATGTGCTACAACTTCATTTACTAAAAGAATATAATGAAATGAAATACAAAGTATTATCATACAATAAAGAGAGAGCTGGTGTTAGGGTTGATTATATAAATACAAGGTCTGAAGATGAGGCTTACATAGCGATGAAAGAACTTTATCCTAGTCGTCATATTTTTAATATTACATGCATCGACAATCTCTGATTTTGAAAAGTGTAAAGTTAGGTAGATATAATAATACTATATATTAGCTATATTTACACTTTTAAACCTTACTTAAACCAATGATACCAAACAGAAAGATAAAATGGTTGTGGGATAAAAGAATCGTTACCACACGATACCCCATAACAGATAAGCCAACCAAAACATTCAACTGGGGTTGGTTCTACGAACAGGGTACATATGAGTACTACTCCCTGTTTCGATCTCCACACATGATTAAGACCCCTAACGGGTTTTCTTGGCATCTTCGAGTTCTTCATCACCTAAACGATTTTAGCTACGATGAACTAGTCGAGGTGGCTAACTTCATTGCGTGTAAGAGAAATGGATTCACCGCATCACATATAAACAACAAAACAAGGGATGACATCATCACTAATTTATGGAATGACAAAAGTGGTAACGCACCTGAGAATAGACTTAGAAAGGTTATATTTAAGGTTGGGTGTGGATTAGAGCAACACGAGAAAAGAAGTATCATAGGGCAACTAATAGGTCGCAGTAGTCGTATTACTACTGACGATGTTATTGATTGTGCGCATCTTATTAGTGAGTCAAATAAGAAGGTAACTATAAGTGGTATAAGTCGTAGCCTTGGTTGTTCAAGGGTATTTCTTTACGACATAATGGATGAGGACATAAGAGAGCAGATACATCGTCTAAATGAAGATTTAAACGATGAAAAGCTACAGCGAAAAAAGCTATCTAAGATACAAGAAGGATGCACTGGAAAGTCAGCCAATATTCAAGCATTGGGATGAGTACACAAGGGATGAACTTATAATCAAATTCCTACCACTAGTTGAGAGTATATCTAGGTCATTTAATTCAAGTGACATGTCCTCTGGGATTCTTGACATGATGGATCTGATCCAGTATGGTTCCATCGGTCTAGTGTCAGCCGTGGATAAGTTTGATGTGGAACTGTGCATGTCTAAGCCAGACCCTGAAAAAAGCATCAAGTCCTTCTTGGCTAAAAGAATTAAGGGAGCAATAAGGAGGGCCATCGATAATAATCGTGGAACCATGAAGATTACCGAGTATAGACAGAACGAGATTAGAAGAACAAAGGAGGGTGTTGAGTTGATATTCAATAGTATATTCAAGAGCATAGATGCACACGACTCTAACGGTTCCAACCAGTTCTATAACATACCAGAGATTAACAAGACGTTCAACGTGGAGATACTTAATAGATACCTACTGTCTATCATGAAGAATGTTTTAGATACCGAAGAATACCACATCGTCAGAATGTTCTATGGTCTGGACTGTCGAAAACGTAGCGCAAAAGAGATAGCTAGTGAGTTAGGTATTAGTGGGAACAACAGCAACGTGAAGGTATCCACGATAAAGAAAGCAGCTATAGATAAATTAATTAATAAAATAAATCCTGAAATTGTTTTGGGGTTAATGTAATTTGATTACATTTGTATTCATAAAGGTCGCAACCAAAATGAAATTTAGTATACTACAACTAAGCCTTGGTAGAGTTTGCGACTCTCTACTGGGGCTTTTTTTAAACCATTAAACCATGAAAAAGCTAAACGAAAAGCTTAAGGAAATTCAAGTTAATTTCAAGAGCAAGAAGAGCCGATACAATAGTTTCGGTAAGTATAACTTCAGGAGCGCTGAGGATATACTTGAGGCAATCAAACCATTTTTAGTAGAGATGAACTGCACGGTTCGTGTAAACGAGGAGTTTATACATTCTGATGTTCCAATCATTAAGTCTACGGCTATTATCACAGATGGTGAGGAATCAATCAGCGCAAGTGCTATCGTTGGTGTTGACCTAAACCAAAAGGGTATGCAGACCCCACAACAATTTGGTTCCGCATCGTCTTATGGAAAGAAGTATGCGCTTGGTAATCTACTGTTAATTGACGACACCCAAGACTCAGATGCCACCAATGACCACGGTAGGGGATCACAAAGCAAGCCTGAATTAAAGAAGGGTAGTAAGGCTTATGAAGCTGCGGTTAAGTATCTATCTGAGGGTAACAGCATTGAAACAATAAAGCTTAAGTACAGCCTCTCTGAGGACGTTGAGAAGCAGTTAATGACCGACCACCTATGAATAAAGATGAAGCCGTTGCTAGACTAAAGAACGATGAGGATTACTACGGTGATTTTGGTAGCCAATACCTATCCAATAGTAACATCGACAGTCTACTAAACAATCCACTTGCGTTTAAAGACAAGCCTGAGCAGACGGCCTCTTTCTTAGTTGGTGGGTACCTACACACAGTCATACTAGAGCCTCATAAGCTGAATAAGTATAAGATAATTGATTCATCATCAAGAAACACTAAAGCTTACAAGGAGATGTCAGGCGGTGAGTTGTGTCTACTACAGCATGAGGTGGACAAGATTGATTTGATGAAGCAAAGGATTATAGACAACGAAGTATGCGCTCAGCTGATTAGAACTGGTGATGTGGAGTACGAGGTGCCGAACATCGCCAAGATTGGATCTAATATTTGGAAGGGTAAGGCCGATGTGCTTAACCATGACGATAAGATGATTATTGATATCAAGTCTACGAGTAACATATCTGCGTTTAGATCATCTGCGTACAGATATAACTACGACAGTCAGGCCTACATCTACAGTGAGTTATTCCCTGGCTATTCCTTTGTATTCATGGTGATTGACAAGAACACGTTGCAGTTGGGTCTTTATGACTGTAGTGAGTCGTTTTTACAAAGCGGAATGGACAAGGTGGAGAGGGCTAACCTTAATTACGATTTATTTTTTAAGCTAGGGGAGACCGACCCTAGTCAATTTCTAACAACAGAAACACTTTAAATTTTATATATTATGGCAGGAATTATTAAAGGTACTATCAATCTATCAGATATCCCTAAGGATAAAATTATTGATGGTAAAAAAGGTAAGCTTATACCTATTACAATCACAGTAAAAGATGAGCTTGACAACTTCGGCAACCAAGGTCCTATTATTGTATCACAATCAAAAGAAGAGCGTGCTGCAAAAGAAGCAAAGACATATCTTGGTAACGTAAAGGTTGTTTGGACAAACGGAGAGTTTCCACAACCAGCACCACGCGAAGATCAACCTCAACCACAAGCTAAAAAGCAAGTAGTACAAGAAGACGATCTACCTTTCTGATGAATAAAATAGAGTACACCGAAATTAATGGTTATACGATTGAAGAGTTTAATCGTTATGGCCTTGAAGTTGGTAAGACGCAGGGGATTTGCCCCCTGTGTTCTGCCGACAGAAAGCCTGAAAACCGAAAAGCCAAGTGTGCTTCCTATGACTGGGAACGCGGTCTAGGAACATGCCATAACTGCAACACAACATTTCAATTACACACATTCCAAAGAAGGGGGGAGGTAACCAAGGTATACACAAGACCAGAGCCTATCACTGAATTGAGCATAGGCACAAAGGTAGAGCAGTGGTTTGCTTCTCGTGGAATTAGCAAAAGAACCCTCAATGACTTAAAAGTTACTGAGGGTTTTGAGTATATGCCCCAACTTGGTAGGGAGGTTAATACCATACAATTCAACTACTACATTGGTGGGGAGTTGGTTAACGTCAAGTATCGGGATGGTCATAAAAACTTCAAGCTATACAAGGGCGCTGAAAAGGTGTTCTATAATACAGACTCATTAGTTGGTCACAACACGGCCATTATTGTTGAAGGTGAAATGGATGTTTGTGCTTTGTATGAGTCAGGTATGAAGAATGCGGTTAGCGTTCCCAATGGGGCCACCCTAACAAATAACAATCTTGATTACCTTGACCACTGCATTGAATACTTTGATGACAAGGATCGTATAATTCTAGCCTTAGATCAGGATGAGCCAGGCCAGGCCCTACAAGCTGAATTAATTAGGAGGCTTGGTGCTGAGGTTTGTTGGATTGCAGATTTTGATGACTGTAAGGACGCTAATGAATACCTGATTAAGTATGGCCGTGAAGAATTGGTGGCTAGAATTAATAAGTGTAAGCCAGTTCCTATGGAGCATGTGGTGACATTTAAAGACATAGAGGAAGAACTGAGGGACTTTGTCCTGAATGGGTTTAAGCCAGGCTATCAGATTGGTATTGAAAGTTTTGACAAGATATTCAGTACATACACTAGTCAGTTTATTACAGTTACTGGTATACCAAGTAGTGGCAAGAGCGACTTTGTGGACATGATGTGTGTCGGATATAATCAGAACTATGGTTGGAAGATTGCGTTTGCGTCCCCTGAAAATCATCCTACGTTTCTTCACGCCCATAAGCTAATGCGTAAGCTGTGGGGTGATATGCCATCGTCTAGAGACTTTGACAATGAGAAATGGGTTGAGGTATCTGAACGGTTGAACGATGACTTCTTCTTTATTGACATGGATAAGTATACCCTAGAGTCTGTATTAGCTAAGGGAGCTGAATTGGTGAGGCGTAAGGGTATTAAGTGCTTAGTCATTGATCCATTTAATAAAGTAAGGAGCCAAGAGTCTCAGTCAGACGTAAATGTCTACACTATGGATTACCTATCAAAGATTGAGGTCTTTGCTAAAAAGTACGATGTGTTAGTCATTGTTGTAGCACACCCAACCAAGATGTACAAAACACCTGATGGTCAGATGGAGGAGCCAACAATGTACAACATTAAAGGTGGTGGCGAGTGGTATGATGCTAGCTATCATGGCATACTGGTGCATCGTGATTACCAAGCGAAAACAGTGAAGGCTAAGGTGCTGAAGGTTAAGTTTCAAAACCTTGGTGAGAATGGTGCTGAAGCGCACTTTAATTGGGACTGGAGAAGCGGAAGATTTGATCCCATCAGGGAAATTGATACTACAATGCCATGGGAAATAGATGCCTAAATTAAAGAAGGGTTCTATAATGGGTAAGTATTACCCGACTGATGACGAAATGGATGCCGCGATGTGGTGTGTTAAAAACAAAATCAAGATATCACCACTAAAGAAGTCTTTTGCAGAAGACATGTGGTATATTGAAATAACACTAAACGGAAAGACGCATAGGTCCCCAGAGTCGTATGGAAAAACTGTTGTATGGGAAAAAATGTATGAGTTCTATCTCTACTACTATAATCGATACATAAAAACTATAAATCATGAAGAGTAAATATAAGAAGTACATAAAGGAGATACAGCAAATCAGAAAGGACACTGGTTATGGGTCTGATAAGATAGCTGAGTTAATTGCCTCCTCACATCCAGAGGATAATATTTCAATATCCTCACTGGGTAGGGCTATTAGGAGATTCCAAATGATTGAGCCGTCCATTGTTGATGAGTCGATGCATAGGAACAATCTAAACCCAAGCGACAATTGGAAGTTATCTTGGATCAAGGACAAGGTGACTGGCACATCAACACTAGTGGTCAACCCTGACTACAAGAATGCCGAAGCCATTAACTACGATCAAATCCGAAAGGACATGATTAATGAGATGAAGGATCTTGCCCCACATGTAGACAGGTATAAGCGTAAAAAGATAACCGATCCTCACTGTTTAGTGTTAGATATAGCCGACCTACACATTGGTAAGCTTGCAACAATGGATGGGTCAAATGATAAGTACGATGTGAGCCTGGCCATTGATAGGGCAATTAAAGGTAGCTTAGACCTTATAGATAAATCAAAACCATACAACATAGATAAGGTATTTTTTATCATAGGTAATGATGTTCTTCATATCGATACACCAAAAAGAACTACCACATCAGGCACACCGCAAGACACTGATGGTATGTGGTACGATAACTTTAAGATTGCTAGGGGTGTTTACTGCCACATAATTAATGTGTTATCTACCATATCTGACGTACACGTTATCCACTGCCCATCAAACCATGACTACATGACTGGGTTTATGTTAGCTGACGCAGTGAACTGTTACTTCTACAATAACAAGAACATAACCTTTGACGTTAGTAACGTGCATCGTAAGTACACAAAGTATGGTAGCAATCTATTAATGTTCAGTCATGGTGACGGATGTAAGATTGATCAGATACCTTATCTAGCAGCACATGAGGAGCCAGCGATATGGGCAGGAACAAAGTACAGATACAGCTATCTTCACCACATACACCATAAGGACTACTTCAAGTTCAGAAGCGGTAAGGACTATATCGGAATGACGGTGGAGTATATGCGCTCCCCAAGTGGAACAGACAGGTGGCATAACGATAATGGATACACAGGGTCCAAGGTATCTATCGAAGCGTTTATACATCACCCTGACAATGGACAGGTTTGTCGATTGACGCATAACTTCTAGTTGATAATGAATAAATGCTTACTTTGCGGAAATAAAATATCCATCGGGCTGAAAACCAGCAAGGTGTGTTATGAGTGTTTATCGGGGCATAAAAAAACAAATAAAGCAAGTAATTATGATACTCACCGCAATAAAAAAAATCCTTGACAACCAACAGGAAAAGGGTCTGAAAAAATACGGTAAAACCGTTGACCAAGCAGATTTATCCACTGAAGAATGGTTGGTACATACGCAAGAGGAATTAGCGGATGCGCTGATATATCTTGAGTGCATCAAGAGAAAAATCCAAGATGATAAGACGAAAAAAGAGAAGTAAAAAGAAAGGGCCAGTAAGGGCGAGACAGGTTGTTCACGATGGTATTAAGTTTGCATCTGGGCTGGAGAGGCATATGTATATAGCCTTAAAGAAGGCAAAGATTAAGGCTCTTTATGAGGGTGAGACGTTTACCCTTGTTGATGGGTTTATGTTTGACTCTTCATCGTATGAACGTCAATCTAATGGTAAGGGAGACATGATAGATAGAGGCAATAAAAATATTCTCCCTATAAAATATACGCCCGACTTTATTGGTGACGGATTTATAATTGAGTGTAAGGGTAGAGCAAATGAAAGCTTCCCAATGAGATGGAAGATGTTTAAAAAATATGTCAATGATAATTTAACTGGTGTCACACTATATAAACCACAGAATCAAAAAGAGTGTGATGCTGTTGTAGAACTAATAAAACAAAAAAGAAATGAATTGGGAGATTAGCTTTGGATTGTATCCTGGAATATTAATAGGATTTAGATCATATAATGAAGAAGATCATTCAACACATGTATTATATCTTCCATTTATAGATATTGCACTTACATTATTTAACGACTAATGGGATTATTTACACCTAGAATAGAATATAAACCTTTTGAGTATCCTGAGTATTACACGGAAGGTTGGCTGAAGCAGGCGCAAGCGTTTTGGCTACATACAGAAATATCAATGTCTGGTGACGTTAAAGACTGGCATGAGAACTTAACATTGTCAGAGAAAAATTTAGTAGGTAATATCTTACTTGGCTTTGCGCAGACTGAATGCGCTGTATCTGATTACTGGACACAGAAAGTTGTGTCATGGTTCCCAAAGCACGAGATACAGCAAATGGCTATGATGTTTGGTTCGCAAGAAACAATACATGCAGTGGCATACTCTTATTTAAATGAAACACTTGGATTAAACGACTTTAAAGCATTTTTACATGAAGAGGCAACGGCAGATCGCTTTAACAATCTTGTGGCTTATGACGGCAATGATACTGTGGGCATCGCTAGATCGCTGGCAATATTTAGCGCATTCGCAGAAGGTGTATCACTGTATAGTGCTTTCGCTGTTCTTTATAGTTTCCAGCTCCGCAACCTTCTCAAAGGAATAGGTCAGCAAATGAAGTGGAGTGTTCGAGATGAGTCTCTTCATAGTCGCATGGGTTGTAAACTGTTTAATCACATGTGTTCTGAAGATGAAACTTTAAGATCAAAGGTTATGGACGATGTTATTGCCGCGGCTGAAACAATGATTGAGCTTGAGCATAAATATATTGATAAGATGTTTGAGATGGGTGATCTTGAAAATCTAAAAGCTGAAGATCTTAAAAACTTTATTATCAAGCGAACAAATGAAAAGCTACATGAACTTAACTATGATTATGGTTTTGATTATGACGCTGAGTCAGCTAAACAGCTTGACTGGTTCTACCATTTAACTGGTGGACATACGCATACAGATTTCTTTGCTATTAGACCGACTGATTACAGTAAGGCTAATGAAGGGGAAGACTTTAACGATATCTGGTAATGCCACTTAAGTTTAAATGTACCGAGTGTGGCGCATGCTGTAGGTTGGTAGGTATGTCAACAATAGAACATAACCTGCCAGTAAGAGATGATGGTTCGTGTGGATATCTTGTAGATAATAAGTGTTCTATATATGATGACAGACCAGATTATTGCAGGGTAGATAAAATGGGATTTAATTATGCTGGATTAGATAGGATTGAATACTATAAAGAATCAAACAAGGCTTGTAATAAATTAATAGACTATCTTGGTCTTGATGAAAAGTTTAAAATAGATTATGAAAGAGAGTACACTAATAGAGATGCAGAAGAAGATTGAGTCACTGACTCGATTGATGCAGCACATTCTTAATGAACAGCAAAGATTAACCGAAATGTCAGTGGGTACACTTGAGCTGATCAAGCTTATGCCTGATTATGATAAAGCCTTGGAGGATCTGAAAGAAAAAAACTTAGAAGAACTAAAAAATAATAAGGAGAATGTCGAGTCACAAGTGGGTGAAGGGTGAGGACTACCCTAAATGGGCAGACTCAGATGTATACAAGAAAACTATAGGTGGAGGGTATCTACTCAACGGTGAGACACCAAGGGATGCTTATTGGAGGGTTGCTAAAACAGTGGCTTCTCATCTTGAGCGACCCGAAATGGCTGACAGGTTCTTTGAGTATATATGGAATGGATGGCTTTGTCTAGCCTCACCAGTGCTATCAAATACGGGGACCACAAGGGGTCTACCTATTAGTTGTTTTGGTATTGATGTGGCAGACTCGATTGCAGACATAGGCGGTAAGAACCTAGAAATGATGTTGTTAGCTAAACATGGTGGTGGTGTTGGTGTAGGTATCAACCAGATTAGACCATCAGGATCTAACATAAAGGGTAATGGAACGTCTGACGGAGTTGTTCCGTTCTGTAAGATTTATGACTCAGCAATACTAGCCACCAACCAGGGTTCGGTTCGAAGAGGAGCTGCATCCGTTAATTTAAACATCGAACACGATGACTTTGAGGATTGGTTGGAGATCAGGGAGCCAAGGGGTGATGTGAATCGACAGTCACTTAATCTTCACCAGTGTGCTGTTGTGGGTGATAAGTTTATGCGTAAGCTACAAGATGGTGACGAAACAGCTAGGCGTAAGTGGAGTAAGCTACTGCAAAAGCGCAAGTCTACTGGTGAGCCGTACATTATGTATAAGGGTAATGTCAATAAGCAGAATCCAGACATGTACCGACATAATGGTTTGAAGGTACACATGACAAATATCTGTTCTGAGATTGTTCTACACACCGATGAAAATCATAGCTTTGTGTGTTGCCTGTCTTCCTTGAATCTAGCTAAGTATGACGAGTGGAAGGGTACCAACCTGATACACGACTCCATTTGGTTTTTAGATGGAGTCCTTGAGGAGTTTATCCAAAGAGCAAAGGGTAAGATAGGATTTGAAAATTCAGTTAGGTCAGCTGAGAAGGGTAGAGCATTAGGTCTTGGTGTTCTTGGATGGCACACTTATTTACAAGACAAAGGAATACCCTTTGAAGGATTATTAGCACAATATGAAACTAGAAAAATATTTTCTCAAATTAAAATCGAAACTGAACGAGCGTCTATGGCGCTTGCTGAGAGCTTTGGGGAGCCACTTTGGTGTTCTGGATCAGGCCTTAGAAATACTCATCTACGGGCCATTGCTCCTACTGTTAGTAATAGTAAACTTAGTGGGAATGTTTCTCCTGGTATTGAGCCTTGGGCTGCTAATGTATTTACGGAACAAAGTGCGAAAGGTACGTTCATTCGTAAAAATCCTTCTTTAGAAAAAGTACTAAAGCTTCATAAGCTTAACACCGATGAGATCTGGGACAAGATACTCAGGGATGGTGGTTCAGTTCAAGGTATTGACGAGTTGAATGACATCACTATTGGTAAGTATAAAATACCACTCAAGGAGGTGTTTCAAACATTCAAGGAGATTAATCAGCTGGAGATAGTCAATCAGGCTGGGATACGACAACAGTACATAGATCAAAGCGTTAGCCTCAATCTAGCGTTTCCCTCAACCGCAACGCCTAAGTTTATCAATAAGGTTCACCTAGAAGCGTGGAAGAAGGGTATAAAGACGCTGTACTATGTTCGTACTGAATCTGTTCTCAGGGGAGATATTGCCGATAAGGCTACAGATGAGAACTGTTTAAGTTGTGATGGATAATTAGCGCTTAGAGTAGTAGACGATGGTAACTTTACTGTCGTCTTCTCTAATGTGCTTCACAACTTTACCGTTATAGTCCCTGTATACAGTTACTTTACTACCAAGCGGATCAATACCGCTTTGACTTGAAAGACAACTGGTTAGAGAGATTGTTAGTATGAAAAAAATTAACTTACGCATGCTTTATGTTTTGGTAAAAATAAGTAAATGTTATTAAAACATTAACTACTTATATTAATAATTACACGCGTAAGCCGATTCTTATGTTAAGTTTTTTTTGAAATTATGCTATACACATATGCATTGTGTAGTATATATATGTATATTTGTGTTCTGTTTTGTTTGTTTGGTTATGGTTTAGGGGTGGTCTTGATTGGCCACCCTTTTTATTTCCTAACTCGATCTAGCTTTACATCAATCTTACCCCTTGCTATTTGGCTTCGCATCGCTGAACTTATCCCATTGTCCTTCATTGTAGCCCTAATATCTCTTGGCTTTACACCCAGGGATATTAATGAGTTATATAGGTTTACCGCCACTTGGTAGTCATCGTTCATTGCTTTTTGGGTGGCTCTAATTACCCTATCAACATCTGCCTGGGTTTCATAGTCATCTAGATTATTCTTCATTGAGTTGTAAGCCCTCTTTGACTCCTGAGCTTCGTCTTGTATATCTCTAAACTTAAAGCCAGCCTGCTCTAGTGATTTTACTTCATGCACCTTAAATCCAGTAAGCTGACCAATCGCCTCGTTTAATTTTTTCTCTGATTGAACAATCTTTCTCATTGATGTAAGGGACCCTGGCTCAATTGTCTTATATAATTGAAGTGCTATTTTTCCAGATACCTCAAATGGAGTGTCTGTTTTTCTCCAGATCTTACCTCCGTAATCATTTTCATTGTTTGATACATTCCTGAGTGTATTAAGTAGTATATCCTCCGAAACAAATGGCCCTGCTAGCTCTCCTAATATTTCAGAAAAATCTTCCCCAGTTTTAGCGTAGTTTGTTGTAGCGTTAACAACCTTAAATATACTTCCGTATGGGTCGGATGCCGATATACTTACATATGTGAAATTACCATTTGGTTTTACTTCTTGAATTGCTATGTCTGAATTTGTATCCCAGAACGGTAGAAGCATTCTTATCTTTTCTGACAGGCCATCTTCATCATCGTCTCCTGGGACTAGTGGTATACCAAAAAGTGATATCATACCATACTTAAACGCCTGGAACCCTATAATACTAGCCAGCCTCATAGCTCCCCTCTTTTGCGCTAATTTTTTCCCAGCCTCAGAGGCGCCAGGTATGTCCCCCTTAATTTCTTTAATAGCCAATGCTACGGTGTTATAAGCGGTTCTATAGGCCTCTATCTGGAATGAAATAAACGTACCAGCGACAGGGAATGCCTTGAATAATTTACCAGCAGCACCAATTCTACCGTAGTTTGGTAGTATGTTTTTGATTATTTCAGCAACATAGTCATTAACCGCTGATTGCTGAGACGCGTCTAACTGGTTGTATGACTTGCCATCGAAAAGAATCTTACTATAGTTTAGTTTTTCCTTTTCGTAGGCCACGATCTTAAACATGTCATCCTCATACTGGTATGCCTCCTGTGACTTTTCACCGAATTTTTTAATACCCCTTCCAGTTTTGCTCAGTATGTTATTGGTCTTTTCGTCAATCCTCTTAGCTAAGGCTTTCTCGAAAGACTCTTCACCTTCAAATATTGCTTTTATTTCACCAATAGTAGCTCCCTGACCTATTATACCAGCCCTGATCCACTCATCCATCTTGGCCTCTTGCTCTGCTGTTAATTCTTTTCCAACAAATAGCTTGGCTAATACCATAAATGGTTGTTGATATTCTCTTGGGTCTAGATACCCATTCTGAGCCATGAAGTACATGTTACCTATTACGTTCTTAGCGTGTGTGCCAAAAGATAGAATTGTTTTACTGTACTTAACGGCACCAACACCCTTTAACCAATAACCATACACTTTCCCAATGTCGGGTACTTCAGCAAAGTATTTAGCTATGTCCTTTTGCTTAAACGCTTTTACCACAGCAGATGGCGCATACAACCCATCTAGTGGATTCATACTAGCGTCACCCTCAAATGATATCTTTTCGTATCCCTCTGGTACTTTTTTCCCAGCCTCTTTTTCAAACAACCATACACCCAATCCAGCATCCCTTATCTTGGTTAGATATTTTTGAGACTCAACTAAATTGGCGATTTTGAAAACACTCATGGCGTAGTTATACCCAGGGTCTGTGTACTCACCCATTAAAGCTCTAATGGCAGGCGGTATATCCTTTCTCCTCTTAAGCGAACGAAGATCTTTTCTACCAATCTTAGGCTGTGCAAATAAGATGTACTCATTCACATCATTTTTCGATAAAATACTGTCTATAATGTCATCTACATGCATGGTTAGCGCCTCATCCTCAGTCACACCGTCTCGGTCCATTATTTCCTTTACAGAGGCCTTGTTTGATAATATCCTATTCTTGCGTCTGTTATAATCAGCCTCTGTTATACTACCGTCCTTTAGTTGTTGGTCTAGCTCCTTTATACCGTTTAGACTATTGTAGTAAGCATCCCTTAAGTGGTTTTGTGCGGCTGTTATGACTTGATCACTGACCTCGTTCTTCCAGTTCTTGTTATCAAAAATCTCATATGATCGATTCATGTACACACCGATATTATCTAGTATGTTCTGAGCGCTACGGTCAGCCTTTATCACACCTAGGTCGATAAGCTTAAGACTAAGGGAGTCAATGTGGTCCCTCATAGCTTGAGCCATCTGAGCAATATCTTCTGGAAGTTCATCCCTCCAGAAATTCCTCTCTTCTGCGTCCCTCATAAATTCATTTACAGCGTCTAGCAGCTCATCTCTTTTATCTTGAGACTTGTATCTATTTATGGCACTATTTAAGGCTTCTGCCATCATTTTAGCTTGCCTCAACTCAGCTGAGATAGCTGACTCCATAGCCTCATGAGCCAAGAACATACTTTGTGTTCTAAAGCCACGGGCAGATAGGGCACCTCTTCTAGCGTACTCGAACCAATTCTTAACCTTTTTCCCGTCTTTATTCCAAACTCTTTCAGCATCGTAAGCTCCAGACTCAATCTCTTGTTCGGTGTACCCAAGCTTAATCAAGTGATTCTTGATATCTATACCTGGTATACCCCTTTGGATACCCCACTCAAACGCATCTTTAATTTTAGCGCTTGGCTTTTTCTTTTTTCGTTTTCTTATTGCAGGTTCTTCAGCTCCAGATACACCAGTGTATAGAGATAGAGCTATCGAAGTATATGGATTAACAATTAAATTAGAGTATCCATTTTCTTTGAGCCATTTAGAAATCATTCCCTTATCTACTATTGTAGCTCTAACAAGTCCTAATGGGTTTCTTTTTGGTGCTTCTTTTACAAACTTTGTGTTGTTAGCCTCATTATAAATATCTATACCCTTTTGCTCTGGATAACCCATGAGTGGGAATAGTTTGTTGACATCATATGCGGAATCGAGTAAAAAATTTCCTTTAGATTTAAAACTTGAATTAAACTGAGCATGGTCAACACCTAGTTTAGCGTGGTTTATTTGACTCTCCAAAGATTCTGATGGGTCATAAAAAAATCCTGAAAAAGTTTTCTTTGCTACAGTTTTTCCTTTTTCGTTTTGAAGACGTTCCTGTTGTATTCCTTTTAAAAATCTTTCGTCAATAAATTTATTCCAAAAATCATTTAAAAAATAACCAGATTCAGCTAGACTTTTCTTGAAATTTACGTTCTTTCCTGTTTTCGATGCTGATTCTTTGTTGGATAATAAATCTTTATTTAAGTTAACTCTAAAACCAAAAGAAAAATCTTTAGATGCTAGTTTTTTCGCAATATCTAACCTGCCTTCATGGGTTTTAAACTTACCGTCTTCAACCATTTTTAATAAAGCATCCTTAGATTTTTTATCCCGTAAGCCGTCTTCTGTTTTCCCGACTTTAGCAGATTTAATTGCTTCTACAAAATCTTTTTCTGCTTGCTTTAATCCTCCATTGTACTTTTTATTTACTATCGATGCATCTAGACCCTCCATAATATATTCAGCAGCATACCATTCACCTAGCATTGTCTCACCATTTTGAGATGCCACAAAAACAGCTATTGGTTTTCCTTTATGCTCTGGATTCTTTCTATCTCTTTCAGCAACTAAATCAGATGCCGCTGTTTTTAGCTGAGATATTTTTTTGTCTTCACTTGCCGCAAAACCTATATCATCTTTTACATTTTGTTCTATAAATGTATAATCTATACCGCCTTGCAAGATCAATTCCCTACCATTAACCACAACCTTACCAACCTTAGTTCCATCACTATTTATAAAAATAGCCGCCCCACCAGACTTTTCTAAAACATCATCAATTGATGTCTTTTCTGGGTAAATCATTTTAACCCCATCTACTTTAGGGGGTGTGGTGTCAAAGTCCTTTACCTTTGCTTGTTTGCTTTTCCTTATATCTGTACCACCAAGTATTTGAGAGCCTGGAGTAGATATTTCCTCCTCCATTATTAATGATGTTGCAACCTCCTCTCCTGGTTGAGTTAAACGAGTTAAATCTTGCTCGGTTAATACACCTCCCTCACTCATCTTTTGAGCAACAAAATTCAATGTGTCTACAATCGCAGCATCTGTTTTACCCAAACCAACGGAAGACAACGGGGCGCCCTTTGGTTTTAATCCAAGTATCTCAGCTAGTTTTTCTAACCATCTTCTGATTAAGCTTTTGGTTTCATTGTTTTGCTCGTTGTAGTTATTGGCTAGAATACCAATCAACTCAGCTATGTACTCCTCGTTCTGTTGAGGGGTTTCATACATTTCTGTAAACTCTTCAAGCTCCCTTTGTAGTTTCTTAGTTGCAGTCTTCTTAACCGCATCAATCATTCTACCAGTTACAGCTTTAGCTTGAGCATTTGACAACCCAGCAGCCCTCAACACAGCGTGTAGACCCTCGTGGAATACTGTGACAACATCAGCAGAATCTGGGTTAAGCACAATAACGTACTCTTCTTCAAATGTTTTACTATCTGGGACTGGCATTTTTCGGAATATGCCCTTAGACATATCCTCTCTTTTGTATCCCTCTTCTTCAGCGAATAATGCGAACTGCTCTGCACTCTCAGCCATAGCAATAACTATGTTTGGCATTACACTACTTAATGATTGATCAAGCAGGTCTATAGCTCTTTCAACCTTATCTAGTCTCTCATTATCCCTTCTGGTTCTACCCTCTCTTGACGCTTTTCTTTGAGACTTATCAAGACCCAGTATCTTTTCTAATTCAGACGCAACCTCTTCACTTAATTCTGGAACAGCCTTAAGTCCCTCTGTCACAGCCTCAGCTTCCACTTGTTCGGTAGTTGGGGCAACTTCCTCAACAGGAACAGCTTCTTCTACTGGTTTTATTATTTCTGACTTACCATCAATACCTGATGGCGGTATGATTTTGACGGGTACTTGATATTTATTAGCTAACTCTTGTGCTTTTTGTTTTGTTTTCTCAAATTCTTTATTATGCTCTTCCTGCATGAATTTCTTAACATAAGAAGATTCATCAAGACCTGCTTTTTCAGCCTCATCAAAAAAATCAACACTCGAAATTACAGAATCATAGGACTGAGGTGATGTAGGTAACTCAATACCTATTAATCCTCCCTCTTTTGATAAATCAACATTTTCATCAGATAGTAATTCTTTTTCTTCTTTATACCTTTTTCCTTTTCTTAGTAAAGGTTTTATACCATCCTTATTGAATATTAATTTTGCGTAACGCATACCCCTACCATCCCAGTCAGGTTCTTCTGTAAAAAACACAGCGTCATCATCTTGTTCTATTCTTGCGGTTTTGCTTACAGATGGTAACAATAACACACCTTGTTCTAACGCTTTCGTTGTCAAGGAATTGTGATATATTTTATTAGGAGTATCTTCAAATACTTCTTCTACAGCCTCAGCTTCCACTGGTTGGGTAGTTGGGGCGGCCTCTCTTGGTTTAGGGGCGGCTTCTTTTCTTTCCTTAATATAATTTATTTCCTCAGTGATAAACTGATCAACAACCTCCGTAGGCACAGCAGCCATCTCCGCTATAATATTATTCATAGCTAGCGGTATACCTACCTCTGGGTCATTGATAATAATTTCGTTACCCTCAGCATCCTCAATGGCAAGGGCTGTAAAATCACCCTCTTCATTTGTGTATAAGAAGTTTTCTGGGTATGTGAATGTTGTAACTCTTGCGTCTTGACCCCTCTGACCTTCTGGCGTTATTGATATGGTGTTTCCACCAGTAAATGTCACAGTTACATTTCCGACTCCTGTGACTTTTGCGTTTGAGGTTGACTTTTTGGGTATTTCTCTTTTAGCTTCTGCACGACCCTCAGCTGATTCTTCAGGGGTAACTTTGCGAGTTTCAGTCTTTGTTCTAAATTCATAGTTATCCAGTATTTCTGCTACGCCATATAGCTGTTGTTTGATTGACTCTTTTGCATTGTCTGATATATCCAGTCCGTCTACACGATCAATCTCAGTAAAGATCTGATCGATGCCAGCGTCAATCTCATTATCGTTAATATAATCAGCGTTGTTTATTTTAGTAAGTGTATTATCAACGCCTGATAACCTACCATCTTCTTTTTGTTGTTTACTGTAATCGTCTATAGACTTGAGGTCTGCTAATCCAGCCTCAGCTCCCTGAACCATCTCACCAAACACTCTAGTAAACTCATCTACATTTCTGCCCTGAATGGTTACGCCAGCCTCTGGGAATGCCACATATGGATTGCTTTCAACAAACTCAATAGCTTGCTGTTCATTCATAATTAATGCTGGACCCTTACCGATCTGAACCGAAACAAAGGAACCACCAGTCTCTGGATTATTTAAGAAATCTTGTGCGTTCTTTTTAAGTGTGTTTGCCTGTTCGGTCAGTGTGGCTCTCGTAACCTTATCGTCCGTAATAGACTCAGCTTGGTTGTATAGTTCATTTGCCCTATGCGATAATGCAAAGTATGTGTTCTTCTGTTCCTCTGTTAGATTTAGGCCACTTACATTTCTTAAGAATCCCTCAGCCGTCTTTGAGTATGTGTATAGTCTATTAAGATCCTCCTCTGTTATAACACCATTTTTTTGTAGCGTACTTAACCAAGAGTTTGTAAAGTTCTTTCCAAACTGGTTCATGGAAGCAAAAATCTTTTGACGTATAAAGGACTCGTTGTCATCAACCAATCCAGCCCTTGTTTTTGCAACCATCTCTTTTACAAGCTTGTCTGCCTGTCTATCCATCATAAACTCAGTGAAAGCTCTAACGCCACCACCTAAGGCAAACGAACCTGGCGCTACTTCTAGAAATGTTTCCTTTACTAATTCCTGATTGATTCTATCGGAAAATCCTCTGGCTGTAATCTCCGTTTCATCAAAAACAGTCTGCATAATCTGCTGTTCTTGAGCTGTTTGGAATGTTTCCTGAGGTGTTTCCGTTAAAACGGATTCAGCACCTGCAATGCCAATACGAGCGGCCCTAGATGGAATAGCTCTTAACGCTTTACCAACGTATGGAAGCCCATCAAATATATATGTCCACCAGTTACCAAGCTGTGCCTCCCACATAGCTCCAGCGGCCTGTTCACCTTTAAGCAAACTACCCGTCTCTCTGATAACATCTCTCTTTATGTTACCTCCCATATCAATGCTCTCCGTCATCCATGAAGCTAAAGCGACCAACCCCATGGCAGGTACGGTTCCTAATCCACCAGTACCAGCAGAAACAGCTGCACCAACAAGAATTGAAGGTAATGCTGAGCCAGCCAATCTACCAATACTCTTGGTTACGGCTGGAATATTGGCTAAATCAGACCAGTCTTCAACCCTCTCATCGGCAACAGAAAATGCGGTGTTCATCTCATCGCCAAATTCCACCATCCATGGAACATCAAAATAGGTGCCAGCACCAGATACATACCTAGATAGTGTTGAATTTATAGATTTCCCAAGTAATGGGATCAATGCGGCACCTCCGTATTTGTATACGGACATCATTTCCTGGCTCTTTAGCTTACCAAATCTCTCTTTATTAACCTCTTCACTAACTCTTTTTACAGCATCATTTAGCTTCTGTAAATCATCTGGATTCATTGGGTTGTCTTGGAGAAACCGCTTAAAACCACCCTCAATTTTCTTGTAGTACTCAGTTGTAAGCTCCTCTAAATCCTGCTTGTTGTTTTGAATGATTAAATTTTCAGCGTTTTGTAGATCAGAGTATAGCTGTTTGTTATAGTCTGAAAGCTGTTTGTTTGCGTCTTCAGGGGTTATGATGCCCTGGTTAACTTGAGATTGAAGCTCTTGTTTGTATGAGTTTACATCTGAATTATAGTCAGCGGATAGTTTATTCAGCTTAAACTCAGCGCCACTGTTGATTGCTTTTACGGCGGAGGCGAACTCAGCCTTATATCTTATACCGTCTTTATTTGTAGACTCAAACTCGTCTAGTCCTTCAGACCTGTATCGAGAGAATATATCCTGAATCTCTGAATCAGATTTAATCTTTTCCTCAGTCATTCTAATTTCCTCGTCCTTCTCAGCTCTATCGAATATTCTTTCGTAGGCCACCTGTCTAACTCCACGATTTCCTTCAGCAATTGATTCGGCTATCTCGTCCGCTAAATCAGCCACCTTCTCTGCATCGGCCCTCCTGACCCCGTTAAAATCCTCCTCAGTTAGATCGTAAAAATCCACACCTCTAGACTCCACCTCCTTAAGAACATCTTCTGCTATTCTGCTTTCGAGCTTGTATACCTCTGGTCTTAACTTTTTACCAAGTGGACTGCTAGGCCCTATATCTATAACCGCCCTTCTAGCATCGTCAGATAGGTCATAGTCATTTGTTCTTTCTGCTTTGTATACGATTGCAGCAGCTCTTTCTTGATTAAGTTTATCCTTCTCTTCTTTATAAAACTTTCTTTCTGGCTGTGTTAATCCACGGGTACCTAAATAAAAGTTCGTTTGTTCTAGTCTGTTGTCAATATCATTGAGGGCGCTATCAAGCTGTATGGGATCATAGGCGCTGTACATACTCACAAGCCTTGAGGATGGGGAATCCTCCTCACTTATAAGCCCAGACACTGATTTTAAATACTCCTCCTGCTTCTTTCTTGCTCCAGCTAAGTAATCATCGGTTTTAGATACGCCAAATAAATCTACATCAACGATAGGCTTCTTTAAAGGCTCTGAAGGCTGCTTTGGTTGCTCTCCAGAGCCTTCGATAAAACCCTCGTCAGTCCCTCCAGAACTTAGTCTTTTTTCATAGTCATTGTAGTCTCCAAGAGAAAATCCTTTAGCAGAAACAGCTTCAAAAAAGTTTTTTCTATCGTCTTCGGTCTGCATTTTAGAAACAAATGTGTCGTAGTCCCCAATGTTGAATTTGGCACTTACAGCCTCATGTAGTTTTCTGTACTCTTCGTTCATTACCATTCAATTTTTTCTAGGTTAGGGTCTTCGTTTGTTTTGTTTTGATCCCCAGTCGAACTTGATTCTGCTCCAGCCGCTAATCTTTTAGCCTTTTTTCTAGCAACATCTTTGTTATAGTCATTCCCAAAGATTTTATCCGTGATGTATGTCCTCATTTCTTCCTCATCATCAAAGTCTACACGCCTTAAATCATCTTCGTTAATTGATTTAAAGCCTTCTTTTTCTAAATACAATTTAAATTCCGTCTCATCATCACCCTTAAATCCTAATGCCCCACCTTCTTCGGTTTGATATTTATTTGTTTTAGCCTCGTTAACAATATCGTCTACAACGCTCTTGATGTTAACGCTTCCTGATGGGGTCATCTTTTCTAACTCATCAAACCTAGCCAATAGAGACGGCTTTTCATTCTTATCTGCACTCTCTATGAGGGCGTTCGTATAGAAGTTATATTTCTCCTCAGCCCTATCCTTTTCGTTGTCTGCGGATACAACATAGAGTCCCTCTGCGTCTTTACCTATTCCCGTGAAAGTCTCACCATCCCGTGTTATACTCTTAACCTCCAGAACCTTATCCTCTCCACCCAACATAAATTCTTCTGGTTTATCATCAACTGGTTTGCTTAGAATCTTGAATAGACTTGTATCCACGTCATCGCCTCCATCCTTATCAGGCTTATCAATGGTGTACGCATTACCAATCGGTATGTTTCTAATCTTATCGTATGCCCCAAGCTCACCAAGTTGATATTGGCTATACATTTCCGTTAGGTTGTCCTTTAATTCTGCTTGGTCAACAACGAGCTGACCGTCTTTAATTAAAACAGACCTATCGTCATTCATTATAACCTCACCCTTGTCGTTGTACTGTAAAAGTCCATCTTCACCTACCTTTGGCGTGTTATAATAATACTCCTTTGTTTTTTCATCATACTTCGTGTAGGCCTTTATATCAGTGAGGACTTGCTGTGGATTATTGCCACGCATGCTTGACCCCACGGCTGCTACACTTGTACCATTAAGGGCGCTGTGAACTTCGTTATACTTCAACATTTTTTGATCAACTAACTGCCTCCTGTTGCCACCAAGGCTGATTGTTTTTTCCCCAGCTGGTGTATAGAAATTATCCCTCAATAAACCATCTGCTGTAATTTGGGTCGCCTGTTTACCGAACAGATTATCTGCACCAGTAAAGTTGTTTGATGATACATAGGCGTACATGTTTGCTGGGTTTCGCTCTGGATCGTTTAGTATACCAGCAAGTGATTTAGCGTTGATGACAAACTCATCACCAGAAACACCAAGTGCCTTATTAGCTTCAGCGATACCATCACCCTTATATACAATACTGGTCATGTACCCCTTTTCTGGGTCGTAATCCACCTTGTACGTCTCTGTAAATTTAATCCCCTTTGCTGGGTCATCACCCAGTGCAATAGCAAGCACTCTAGGATCAACCGTACTCATGTCAACGGCTCCTGGATGATCACCGATATTATTCATTGCCAGTTGCTCTTGAAGTTTACCAATCAAAGCCTCGTTCGCCTCAATGTCACTTCCGATGTTGTTAACAAAATTGTTTGCTTGTGATATCGTCCTTAAATCATCCTGTCTAGTTCTTTCCTCTCCAGTTAATGGGTCTGTGTATCTGTAGGTGCCAGTTGACTGATTTAGTCTTAGTTGGGCATCAGCCAGGTCCTTAACTACAGCGGAAGAAGTCTCCTCAAGCGCAGCTCTGTTAACAGCATTCTCCTGAGTAGCAAGCGCACCTATGTTGGTCATTAACTCAGCCTTTTTAGCCTCAGACTGAAGCATCAGCGCATTATTTATTTGCTTTCTTTCTGAGTTTCTTTTACCCAAAGAAATAAGTTCACTACCTAGAAATGCAGTGGCGGCAGCAGTTAGCTCTCGCGCATATGAGGTGTCCTCCTTATCTGGAGATACATCCCTGTATTGACTTCTGGTCGATTGAGTTCTATAAGCCATCTCTTGTTTTTTTCTAGTATAATTTATGGTATATCGTAGATACTAGCCTCTCTTCTATCCGTCCAATTCTTGTCTGGGTCCGCACCACCAAACAGGCTTCTTACGGCCTTACCTATTCTTCCGAACGAATTGAGAGTAGCCTCCACATCGCCCTCGGCCTGGTACGCTCTTTCATCAGCAAGCTGCATCTGGTTGGCATAGAAGTCGAGATCTGCATTTGTTCTAGCCTCTTGTGCGCTAAACATGAACTCCATGCCAGCTGCTTTAGCTGCCTGAACTCTCTGCTGCTCACTAGCCTTCATCTGTTGCAATTGAGCGTCTCCCTGAGCCTTTAATTTAGCGTTATCGGCCTCCTGTTGCTGTATACTTGCAGATACCTCTCTCTTACTCTGCAATGCAGCCTGAGCGAGTGCGGTTGCGCCACCAGCTCCAGAGCCAGTTGCCCGAAGTGTATCCAATGTATTTGCTAATGCAATATCCGTCTGCTCTATCTGCATTTCAGCAGCCTTAGTGGCCACACCAAGATTTGCGTATGGATTATAAAAATCTCCACTTAGGTCCCTGACAGCAGACGATGGGTCAATAATAGCTTGACGTGAGTCACGAACAGCATTGAGCTGGTCTGTAGCTTGCCTCTGTTGCTCCTCATAGTAAAAGCTTCTTTCTAGCGCTCGATATAATTCTGCGTATTTTCTTCTTTGTCCCATCCTCTATGTACTTAATTAGACGACATAATGTTATTTGTAGATGCCGCAAATATCTGTTTGTTACCACCCACATCTGTCGTGGCATCTGTTTTAATTTTTACCGTGGCGTAGTATCCTTTAATTCCAGACATGTCTACACCGTATACCACCTCATCAATTCTAGCTGTGCTATTATTAACTAGGTTAGACATGTATTTACCTTCCTTTCTATCAAATCCAGCTCGATACGTCACGCCACCCTCAGTATATGATCCCTCATCGTAGCTATAGACGCTAGCGCTAACGTCTTGGTAGTCATTTAAACTTGGTGGCCCTGAATAATTATTCAAGTCTACACCCTGTACATCTGACTTAAAGCTTTCAACCTCCCATCCGTTTGTACCCTCGTATGATATGGTCTTAAACACCTTAGATGTACTAACCTCTGGGTTAAACACAAAGGTAACACTAGTATCAACAGTATTACCATAAAAACTACCTCTATTCTTAGCTACAGTATTGTCGTAATGCTTCCAAATAGCTGCATCTTTACATGTGTAGAAATTAGCGTTTAATGTATCGGCAAATGCTGGCTTATAATCCCAGAAGCTACTCCAGCCATTATTTGAGTCACTAAATGATATAGTATCATAATCCCCATCTCCAGCTGACAAATCAGGTACAACTGGCTGTATCGAGGCTACAAACGAGTCTGAGTAATTATCGTATCCACCTACAATCTTATCCCTCTGTAGCTTGTATAGGTTTATAGTAGCTGGTATAGAGCTAAATGACTGGCTAAATGTCACATCAGCAACAGAGCCTGGTGTTGTGATATTTATGTCGGTGACATAGGCACCAGATACTCCGCTATAGTTACCATAAATAGACATCCCGATTTGGATTAAATCTACATCACCAGTAAGTGTTATTGTAGACCCCGTTCCAGATGCGGTAAAACTCAGTAGTTGACTATTCTTATAATTACTCGTTATTGGCGCAAGTTTATCTCTAAAATAATCGTGCATACCATAGTCACTAATCTCAGTGATACCGTCCCTAGATAATCTCAATACAGCACCCCTAGACTGATCGGTCCAATATACCCTGTACCCCTTCTTAGCGAATGACTCTGGGTTCTTACTCATTCCGTATTCACCAGCATACGGTGTTACCTGCCCAATAACCAAGTCGCTTGATGTCACTGTTGCGTCTCCCTGGGCTGAGTATATGGCTGACTTATCAATCAATGCTGTACTTACCTTATCCTCTTGGAACACCATTAAGTTTCCATTGTTGGTGTATAGTTTCTGAATGCTTCCGTATGTTGGGTCAACACTCTTAGTTATACTCTCCCCAACTGAAAACACGTTTGTTTCATTGAAGTTTGTTAGAGCGTTGTATAAACCAGAGTAAATAAGGGAGTTGGATGAGACGATCTCATCATCCCTCTCTTCTGTAATGTAAGCCCTAACTCCATAACCCGTTTCCGTGTTATTGTATCCACCCCTAATTCTGGACTCCTCCACATACCATTGCTTGGTGTCGGTCACAGAAAGCAGTGGGTACTGTGGGTATCCGTCTGGGTTCCATGGAAGTGATGGCCATGTAGCAACACCACCGCTAGTGAGAACCTTCTTTACTATAAAAGAATTAAAGTATTTTATTTCAATTGTAGCTGCCATATCAATTAGTTCTAGTTAGCGTTGTTGTCTCAACTGTTTCGTAACTCAATCCAGAACCACTAGCGTCAGTCAGCTTCAACGTAACCCTTACATCTGTATCTACCCTATTACTATAGTTGTATAAGTTTGCCTCATTGGTTGCGTTTACATCAAGGCAAATTAACTGGTTGTTATACTGAAGCGTCTCTGGAATGGATTGGCCACTACCTTTTACTACTCTAAACATATCCGATACTGGGGTATTGTATTGTGTCCAAGCCCCACCATTTCCTGTCCACTGAAACTCAACCTTTGTAACCTCCCAAATCAAGCCGTTCTTTTGATCAGAAACTTGAGCTGCGCCATTATCCCCATCCATTACAGTAAATGTAGCCCATGTAGATGGCGGTATAATCTCTGGAAGTGATGCGCTACCAGTGGCAGTTGCTGTTGGCGCTACATTTGCTAGGTAATTACCAAATCCAGTAGAGATTAAAGAGGCTGGCCCAGAGTTGTTTGTGGCGCTTATCGTAAATGAATAATTGTCAAATATCCTGCTGTTCTCTGTATATACAAAGTATGTACCTGGTGACGGTGTAATATAGAATTGGTTAAGAGAATTGTCCCTATTCAGTGTAAACTTGTTTGTGACAATCCCTCCATTACCATTCCTTACTTCTACTAGCATAGCTGTGGTGGTGGTGTTGCTAATTACCTCACCATTGGCGGCAGCTAAATCAAATCGAGCTATCTCTGGAACTGCAATAAAACCACTAGGGGGTATGGCGTCCTCTGAAAGATTCCATTCTAAGTTAGCTATAGACACTGGAAGCTCAGAAAAGTCTTGCTTTACATATGAGTTAAGTGCAGATATAAGCCCCGAAGATGTACTTTCCCAGAATATCTCTAGATTTGAGATAAATGGAGCAGTCTCATAGACATTTAGGCGTGTATTTAAATTTGTTACCTCTGGTGGATCAAAACCAGAAGGTGTAGTTAAATCCCCACCACCAACAGCACCAATTAGATTCACGGTAGAAACTCTTCCTATGTATGGGTTCGCCCCTCTCAAATCAGCTCCATCCCCAGGAACAGTACCAACATTGTTGGTGGGTATGCTATAAAACGGTGAGCTGTAATACTCATCACCCTCAGACGTAGTGTCTAATCCAATTTCATTTCTGTCACCAATCAACGTGACCTCATCACCTGATATCGTAGGGAAATACTGCCTGTTGGTTGGATTTGATGAACTAAATCCAGTATTGTAAACCCTTCCAAAAACCCTGACAGAACTTGAAAACTGAAGGTCTTGCGGCCCAACCTCCTGAAGGTCCCTTGGTATTTTATTAATATTATCTGAAAACAGTGTTATATAGGCTTCGTCTTGAACTGTACTATAACTAGTTGGATGAGGTGCTGATGAACTAACATCTTGAGGGTATCCATTTAGTATAGTTGGTAGGTATACATTGTAGTAGCTCTGCTCTTGCTGCTTCACAACAAACTTGTAACTGTACCACCCAAGTGGATTTGTGGTGGCATCATAGAGTCCTATATACCCAATGGTAGACGACACAGACGGTATTGGAGCATTAAATGTGGCCTGAAGTGAATCACCAAGAAAATTCAAATTCATAACATCATCCTTATATGGATGGTATATTGTAGATGTGTCTGATGTGATTACATCTGACTGCCTTCCATATTTGTCAGCGAGAACAATACCAACCTGGTATGTCCTGTTCTGCTTTAGTGAGTGGTTTGGGTACTCCTCTTTAGACCCAGGTCCACCAAACCCATAATCTAATTTATCCCCAGCAGTAACGCTGTAGTTAAGGCTTTTTAACGATGCACTCCTTAGTGTGAGATTGCCGTAAATTACTCTATTACCAGCTACGGCTTGCGCTCTTGCTCTTAATGGAACCTGGTCGCTAACCCTTACAGTTTCCTTTGATGGCAGGGTTCTAATCGGTTTCGATGAGTTGTATGTATACACATACTCACTACCAGTGGACGAGGCTAAATCATCGAAATCAATTGTATCCACAACCTTTATCGCGTTACCTTCAGAATCCTTGAATAGTACGTCAATTTCTTTTACTTTATACTTATTGTATATGCTGTCTTTGTTGAATGCTAATGATTGAAGTGTTATAATTAGGTCTCCAGTAACGCTACCCAAAATAGCCCCTAAAACTGTAACGGTGTCTCCAACCATGTAACCAGATCCGCTAGACACAACGCTAACATCAATCACCGAACCACCTACGACACTGATATTAATTTCTAATCCAATGCCGCTTCCAGAGGATGAATACCCAGCCGTCACACCCACTGTTCCAGAATAGAGTCCATCCGCAAAATCAATCTGGTTGGTTGTTATGCTTGACGTCAAAACACCACTCCCCTCAGCTAACGTATTAGACACGAATGCGTCATCAGGCATTGGTATGGCAATATCTATTTTATTTACCTTGTTTTCAAAGAAGTCAATTATGGTGCTTTTAATGGTGTTGTTCTCATCACTATCTGCTGCATCGTCTAAGATACTCGTAGGAATAGATTCCTCTAAGAAGTACCCATCCTGCTTCGGTATAAACGCAGCCTGAGAGAACGGGGCTATTAGGGAGTATTCGTTATCCTCAAACTTGTATCTGTAGCTGAATCGAGCAAACTTGTCAGATAAGAAATTCTTATCACCCGTGAAGTTTGGGTCGTAGTATGGGTTCGCCCCAATTGTTACCTTATTTGTAGCGCTAAATGTACCGCCAGATGTGGTTACTACAGAGCCAGCTACGTTAGTAACCGTAATACCGTCCGAAACAGTAATTACTGGGCTGCCTCCAGATGTTGTCGATGTAACTATGGCACCAATATAATTTATGTTTGGTGCAGTACCAGTGACTGTAAACGACCCAGTACCCCCAGCCGCCGCAGTTGTGGTATATGGTAGAGGAAGGTTTTCACTAACTACATCCCACATGGATGGGGTTCTAGCAAAGTCCTGTCTACTGATGGTAAAGGTGGCATTTTTACTCGCAGGGCCACCAAAAAATGACGCTAAAGTTGCCGCTGTAATTGTTATCTTATCACCAACTACATAGTTGTTATTCGCATCAGTTGGTGCAACATTAACAAATATTGATCCCACATATAGTGTATTTGGGGTTCCACTTGCAAATGTTGTGACATTACAAGTTAGCGTACCCCCAGCTCCATCGGTGGTAACACCAGATGTAACACCAACAGTAAAAATAGCAGAGCTTGGAGATGCAACACCAGTAATAATTACTGGGCTATCTATCGGTATAATTGTTCCGTTAGCTATGCTACCATCACCCTTCAACGTGCTTAAGGATGGTGCCTGATACGGGTAGTATTTAGCGACTGATATATGCTCTTCGGATGTGTAGTATGGGTTTGCTGAACCGTATGGGTTGGCTATAGCTAGGTCAACATTAATTTTTCTTGGCTGATTTCTGTTGTCTGTAAAGAACAGTAGATTCTCTATAAGATCTATACCAAGTACCTCGTGTGTATCTGAAAAGTTAAGGAAGCTGCCACCAACTAAAATTGTGTATTCACCGCTTATGGTGTTATACATGGCTATATAGTGTGCGGATCCGCTTGGTGCGTAGTTATCTAAAGCCGTAGCAGATGAGTCTGTGTAGTTTGTTAAAAAAGCAAATAACCTATCGTTGGCAGTGTCTACATAGAAGCCAATAATTTTAAGGTGGCTATCTGTAAGACCAAAGGTTGTCAGCTCACTGTTACCAAAAACATTCTCCAATACCCCTGAGTCTCCACCAGCTGAATCAGTGACGGACGCATTTCTAGCCTCAATATATTCTCTATTGGATATTAATCTTGGATCAAGATCTTTATTCATCTTAGCCCCAAGAAAAACATTTTTAGTTTCTGCCATTTAATTCTAGTTTTTAATCATCTTAGACTTACCCCTCATGACCTGAATGAGTTCGCCTAATTTCAGATTGGAAAGCCTAATCTTGGCATTTCTCAGTTTAGCACTTCTTTCCTGCTTCCATCGTCTTACAGCATACTCTGGCTGGTTTGCCCTTGTACTCATAATTGAGTACACTAGGTGTGCGTACATAGCGTCTTCTGCAAGCTTTGGTACCCGTGAGTTTTCTCCATAAGCCAACCCATCAGATATATACTCTATGACAACTAATTGGTTTGCTAAGTTGCTAGAAAACCCAAATGAGTTTGTTCTTTCACTAATAGTAAACCATCCATTCCCTTGAGTTAGTGTTGGATCTAGGCCGTATCTCTGTCCAAAATATCCACCGTAACCCCAAGCATACCCTAATCCATAACCCCACCAATCGTAGCCTTGATTGACTTGGTTACTGTTAAATATTCCTGTAATTTCGTTAGTGTCATTGGTGTTCCATCTAGTCTCTGTTTGAGATGATAGCTGTATGTTTGTGCCGTCACCATCCTGAATTAAACCACCAGCAGAGTCTTGTTCTGGACTTTGTACTGGATTGATTGTCAGATTATTAGCTGGGTATACGATATGCTTTACACCAAGTTGATCAATCCATGACACCCTAACGTAGTTTACATAGTCTTGTGGGATTGGTAAACTCAGGCTGTCTGGAATCGTAAGTTCAATTGAGTTAATACTTTTTAATGTATCATAGCTAAACTCCTGTAAACCTCTCTTGGCGTGGAATATTACATCTGTTCTTTTTACGCTTGGGATGAGCTTACCAGCACCAACGTAGGCCACCAAAAAGTTATTGACAATGTCAGATATGGTGATGTACTGATACCCACCATAATTATTCTGCGCTGCTGTAATAAACAGTACAACCCTTACCATAATGCTTGGACCAAGAGGCACTGGAACCGCATTTGTACCACTAATAACTTGATTTGTAGTAGCTGTAGCAACCTCAGATGGTACGGTAACCCATGTTACGCCACCATCATTACTTGTTTGAAGATAATAGTTCCTTGGATACTCACCAGATACACCGTCTGTTAGTTCGGTATTAAATGTCGTGGGAAAGCTTGATTGCGTTTCGGCCGCACCAAGGTCATACACTCTTTGGCCTACATAATACTCCTCGTTTGTTTCGGTAATTAAACCTCCATTTGGTACTGCCATTTCTTATTAGCTTTTTTCGTTTATCTCCTCAGATCTAGCTTCTTGAACAGCGGCCTGAATTATATTTGGATCATTTATAACTACACCAAAATAGAACAGGAGCTTAATTATAAAGTCGGTTTGCTCTGACACATGAAGTTCGATGTCTGTAGATCCGTATGTGCTATTTGCATTAAAGTTCGCATCAGTGAGTGTGATGATCATATCGCCACCAACACCGCCACCGAAGCTTGCCCCAGAAAATGTAATGGTGTCACCAGAGGCATAACCAGAACCTGCGTTAGTAACTGTCACACTTGTTACGGTTGCTGAACCAGCACCACCAGTAGTTGTTATTGTCACCTCGATACCAGTACCAGACCCAGATGTAGCAGATGGGTTTACACCAGTAGTAACCGCAGCGTCCTTATTTGTTGGGTTGGTGCTTATGCTAGATGTTAATGTCCCAGTTCCTGTATTGATTAATGCATCGCCGTATGTGGTTGCATCGTAGATGTACTGACCCAGAGAGCCAACACTATAACCCCATCGTGGGTTTTTTGGTTTGCGTAGATAGCTTACGGATATATTATTGTAAACTGGACTCGCATCGTACTGTCCATTAATTGTCGATGGACTGATATAAATTTTATTGTCCTCGTATAGATACGTTGGAAAGCTTGTTGTTGATGCTGTAAGTGGTGAGTTTTGAATGTTATAAAAATCAAACCTCTGAAGCCTTTGTGCCTCTACTTGCTTTCCGTTCAGGCCATTATACACAATAGAACCTAGTCGGTAGAATGTATCAGTATTGCCAGTGGGTGATGTCCCAGTGGCTGGGTCAATCCATCCAGGAAGCTCGTAGTGATCTGTATTGTAGTATGGTTTATCAATCTCTTTAAATACAGAAAGCTTCTCATCCGTATTCATGACCCTGTCAGAGTAGTCTGCATCGGCCTGTGGGATTCGAAGCTGCTGGTTTAGTTCTTCCGCATAGTTTTCAAACATTTGCAGCTGAACTTGAGTGGCTATTTTATTAAACTCATTGGGAGTAACATAACCCCTTTGTTCCTTATTCAGGATCAACAAAGCAGTTTTATATACTTCATTAACATTTATAGCCATAGTTTTTTTATTATTTATAGAAGCTAGGCCAGGATAAACCTGACCTAACCACTATAATATATATTACGTTGTTACATTAATTTTTTCTCAATAGATGAGAATATTTCCATACCCTCGTCTGTCTTGAAAAATGATGCCATAGCTGAATATGGGTGTTCATCAAATGGAACCGTCATTAGTTTTCTACCAGTAGATGCCCAGGTGAATGTCCTTTGATCTTGTGATAGTTTAATGATGCCCTGTTCAGCGGCTTTAATTGCAAAGTTTCTAAGTTGAATATTCTCATCCATTGCCAAACTAATAAATAGTCTTGGGTTTGTCTTGGCAAGAACCATCAAGTCTCTTCGTATCTCCTTGGTTGTCATTGTAGAAACGCTAGAACCTTTTTCTGCACGAAGGATTGCCTCAGCGTGATCGATATCAATCTCTCTAGCGGCAGTCATAGCCTCCAACTCAGTCTCCAAATCCTCCAAGCCATACTCCGCTTCTTGCACTGGATCAAACTCTCTATACAACTTATCCTTGTGAGGATGATAGATAGACAACAACCTCTGTAGGCTTTGCTTTTCTTTTGGTACATGAAGCACACCATTTTTAAACACAATGTGTTCAAGCGTTACAGATCCAGTCTGTTCATCGACAAAGCAACTTTTTTGATTGGTTGCATATCGAATCTCTCTCTGCATATTTTTTTCTGGATCAAACCAAAGAAGCGGATGCCTCTCACTGTGCTTACTGGCCAATGTAAAGGTCAGTGGCTCCTTGTTTCCAGTAAGGAAGTATTGGCGAGCCTTAATCTCCCAATCATCCTTATTTTTAGTTTCCTCAACCTTCACCTGCTTTTTAATCGGTTTTGGTGTCGGCTCTTCGTATGTTTCTTCTACTGTTTCTTCAACCGTAGTTTCTTCTTGATCTACTACCACTTCTTCTTTTGCGGTAGTTGTTGTTTTTCTTGGACGTGCCATAATATGATATAATTAAATAATTAAAAAAAAAGAAAACTTGAGGCCACAAATTGCAGCCCCAAGTTTATCAAGTTATAATTAGGCAGATACGCTCTTGAACAACACAAAGTTGTTAGCCGCCTGAGTAACTAAGCAACGCTCAGAAAGGAAGTGAACCTTCATTACGTCTTCTCCTGAAGTAGCAGCACCACCTACAGAACCAGTAATCCAAGACTTCATTCTTCGATCATCAGCCTCAGATGCACGGTAACGTACATGCAAGAATGGACGACGAATGTTAGTACCTAGCATTTGGTCGTAAACAGTAGTTGTTCCAGCAGGAACCAAGACTCCATCTACGTCTTCAGTAAGACCACGAGTAGAAGCATCGTTAAGATATTTCCAGTCAGTCTTATAGAAATCGTAAGAACCTCTTCGGAATCCAGAGAATCCAAGATTCAAAGCCATCTCAGCGCTGTTTTCAAATACTCCGTAAGAAGTACCACCAGCACCGTAAGAGTTCTGAGCAGCAAGCATGTCATCCATATCAAGCGAAGTAGCTCGATTCAAGAACAGCATGTTCTCCTCAATAGCGCCCTGCTTGTCAAGGTTAGCAAGGATCTTGTCGAAGTCAGCCAATCCAGTTGCAGCAGAGAAGTTGTTGTAAACATTTCCTCGTGCCTCAACAGCAGCAAACAAACCTTCAGTACCCTTTACGTTTGCGCTAGAGCTACCTCCAGCAAGTTGTCCGATAGCGGCTGAACCAGCAGCAGCAAGCTCACCTTCAACAGAAACCATCTCAAGATAGTCTTGGAATCGTAGACGAGTCTCGCCTTCAGCCTTCAAGTACCAAAGGTATCCAGAAAGACCAGCCTCATCAGTTACTTCAACCCAACCAATTTGAGCAGAATCAGATCCTGAAACCTCGTACTGATCCTTGATGATTACTGGGCTGTTGCTGTACTGAGTGAATGATGGTGTGACAGAACCAACCATAGAGTCAGTTCCCTTACCAAACTCAGAACCGTAAACGAAGATTTTAACATCTCCACCCTCACCTGGCTGTCCAACAGCAGTAGAAACTGCGTTTAGGTTGGCAGCATCGTATGGGAAAGCGTTAACATCCCAGTTAGTAGCTCCAGCAGCAGGCTCTGCGTCAACAAAACACTTAACAGAAGCAAAACTCACTGTGTTGTAAACAACAATAGTAGAACCAGCTCGGATGATTGGCTGGATTGATTCTCCAGCAGCATTCTCGCCAGCTACGTTTGTAATTACTGTAGCGCCAGCTGCAATAGCAGGAGCAGAAACAGTGGTTGCTCCACCACCGCCCATACCAGGTACGAATGACAAGTGAAGACGGTTTTGCTCAGACCAAACAACTTGGTCAGATGTCATTGGCATTTCAGCGCCAACCATGCGAAGGAAGCCAGAGATTGTACGGTTACCGTAACGCTCTACTTCAGCTTCGTAGATTTCAGGTAGATACTGCTGTGCGAAGTCGTTTCCGCTACCATCAGTAAAGTTTAAATAAGAACCTTGGGTTACACTCTTAAACGGAGTAGGTACCAAGGAAAACGAACCCAACGGGTCGTTAGTTGCAAATGATCCCATTTTTTTTAATTTTTAGGTTTTTTATTAATTTTAAGTCGTGAAGTATCAACCCCGTTGACAGCCTTGACCTTCAAACCATTAATAAACAGAGTTTCGTTGGCGGTTTGTCTTGGAGCTTCATCAGTAATATTTTTAGAATTACTAGCTACCTCCTTAATACCGTCAGCTCTACCCTGATCATAAAAGTGAGAGACAATTTTGTCAACATTCTGGGCTGCGTACATCGCCTTGTGATACTCGTTAAAATTCTTAATATTGCCTTTTTCATCGAGAAACTTTCCCAATATATTGTCAATACTAGATTGAGTATCAGCGATAGAGTCAGTGTTGTTTAATGCGTACCTGAACTTCTTTTCCCCAAGATTGAAATCAAAACCTTTGAAATCGTTTTGGAAAAACTTTTTTGTTCTGGACTGAAACAACTTACTGGCCTCCTCAGCCTCCTGTTGATTCTTCTGGTATCGATTAAAAAAGTCCATTGCTTTTCTCTGTTCGTTGGATAACGTGGGCCTCGACTTGATTTCCTCGTAATATTTATCCTTCAAATTATTAAGAAAAGAACGTGCCTTTGAAATCTCTTCCTTTTTAGCGAGTTTTTTTCTTTTGATGTCTCGCTCGTCATCAATATCTTCATCGTAATAGAAGCTTTCTTCCATTACAAAATCTACTTCTTCTTTATCTAGATGTGGTTTTGACTGCCTGTAATATTCTCTCAGCAGCGTGTCTTCATCCACATTAGAGTAATCAGCATTCAATCGAACATAATCCTCTACCGTGCCTCCAGTATCATTTATAAACTGAACCAATTTGTCAACACCTTCTGGTAGATGTGATGTATTTTCTACATTCTCTTGTACATCCTCCTGTACAGGATCCTCAGTAACCTCTTCGATTACTACAGCTTCTTCTTTGTCACCCCCATCATCTCCACTGGAGACTTCTTTGGTAGCTTCGACAGATCCTGATTCGGATGCTCCTGCCTCCACCTCTTGTACATTTGCGGCTTGTTGATTCTCATCCACACCGCTTGGTTCTTGCTCTTGAATGGCATTCTCTTCTGTTTTTACTTCTTCTTCTTTTTTCTTAGACAGGTCCAACTTGGTTACCGTCTCCTTAGCCTTTTTAGGCTTTACTTTAGATAAATCTAATTTAGTTTCCGACATAATAATATAATATATAATTGTTTAAACACGATTACCGTGGCTCAAACTGCTCTAGTCCTATGCCACCCAAGACATCATTCCCAGATGATTCAAAATCCATTGGGAGTAGATTGTTTTTTCTTTGGTTAATCAGCTCACTCTGCTGAGTCCCCTGCATTTTAATTCTCTTGTCTTTTCTGTCCTCGATTTCCATCTCCTTTTGAGACTCTGCATTGGCTCGTATTTGAGCTAGTTGCATGTTGAAATCAAACTCTAACTGCATGAGTTCTCTCTTAATCTGAGCCTCAGTTTGTAGTTTTTGAATCTCGAATTGAGATTTAGCTTGCTCGATGCTAATCTTTTCCTGCGTCAACACCTGCTGCTTTTGAGCCTCTGAAAGAGCTATTTGTTCTGCCGACTGTGCATTCGCTTGAGCCTGCATTTGAACCATCTGCTGCTTTTGCTGCTGCTCCATCTCCATCCTTTTAGCTCTCTTCTGCTTGAGGATTTCATTAGCAAGCTTGATGTTGTTTATTTGACGTATATCAATAGCGTCTTCAATGTCGATGCCACCAGTTTTAAGTGCCACCTGGATGTTCTGCTCTAATTGTGCTTTTTCCTCTTCCTCTGGCTCAAGCTCTAAGTAAATACCAAAGTCATGAAGAGGTAAGTTTCTAATCTCCTCTAGCGTACCCACATTAAATGAACTGATAGAGTTTTGCAGTGAATTTTTAGTCAAAGCAAACTCAATAGAGTCAGCAATCCTTAGAGAGACGTTTTCGCATGCTCTAGCGATGAGATAAAGGCTTGCCTGTAGGATATGTCTAGTCGCTACATTTGATGCGTTAGCGGCCAGCTTTTGAAGTCCTACAAGAGTATCCTCCATTGGTACACTACCGTCCCTAGCCTCATTTAGACCCGTCACGTCACGAATCATTTGCAGGTAATACTGGTATGTATTAATTAAAGCTCCAAGCTTTGCCTGTCCATTGGATGAGTTTAACTCCTGGATAGGTACCTTACCCCTGTTCATATCACCTTCCTGGGTGAGTGATCTACCAAGGATGCTACCAGTTTGGAAGTACATGTTCAGTGCTTCCTGTGGGTTGTAGTTGGTTCCGTTACCAAGATCAACCTCCGCTAGTCCATCTATATCCAAGTACACACCATCAGGAACAAGCTTAGATATAACCTGCTGTATCTTGAGGTTTGTAATATTAATCATGTCAGCAAACCCAGTAATCTTGCTAACCACAGACTCTATTCTGCCCTTATACATTCTTGGGGCAGTGATGGCGTAATTCATTTTAACACGAGTGGTGTCTGACTTAGGTCGAGTCATGTTTTCACACAATCTCCAGTCAAGCATTTCATCGTACCCAAGAATCTTAGCCCCTTGAAACAATACCTCTATTGTTCTAGATACCTTATCAAACGAGTCTGATGGTGGAGGATTAAATGAATCTGTTTTCTGGATAGCCTTCTCAAGGCCATTTGCTGTTCTCTTTAGCTTGAATACCTGGTTCATGTATGTCTTATACTCAAAGTACAAAACCTGAACCGTATTCTCGTCATAGTCGTTCCATCCTACCACATAGTCACTTCGGTTGCCAAGCTTAGAAATTCTGTCTAGCTCCTCCTCGGAGATTTGTGGGTATTGCTTTTTAAGCTCAGGGATGGTGATTGACTTAACCTCACCAACATAGTATATATCCTCAAAGTTTGGATCCTCTGTATATGACCAAACCATTTTAGCTGGGTCACAGTAATCTAAAACTATACCATTAGCCTTATTCCAATTAGTCTTTACCGCACCAATACCGAGTACAACAAGATCCTGATTAAATCTTCGCCTTGTTAATTCAAATTTGTTTTTAGCCAGTGTATTATTAATTGCCTCCTCCTCAGCTATTTCAATAGAGGGCTTGTACTTAAGCTGCATGTACAAAGCAACCTCATCTGGGTTTTCAGGTAAATCGGTTTTACCAGGGAAGTTAGATACATCAATTCCGATGTCCTGCTTTAGTTTAGCAATCTGTTCTTTGGCTATTATCTCTCTAAGTAGGTTACTAGCATAGTTAGTCCTTTCCTTTAATGAGTCTGGATCCTGAGCATACGCATTAACGCTATACTTTTTCTCAGACATTCCGTTGACTACGATGTCAACAAACTTAGATATGACTGGAACTGGCTTCCAATCTAGATTAAGATAAGACAAATCACCGTTAATAGAAAGCTCGTCCTTATACTTCTGTATAGGCTGCTCTCCTCTCGCATAAAGTCTAAGGTTGTGGTATTTATTCCAGTTTGTGGCAAATCTATTGCCATGTCTGCCCCCATAAAACCACTCACCCTCTATAGCCCTACCAACCTGTTTGCCGTAGTCATAACTCTTTTTCTCCTCGTCACTAACGACCTGACTAGGGAAAGAACTATTTGGATTTGTGCTTATATTCATTTATCTATCAATTTAGAAACACTACCAGTGTTATCATATTTTTTAAACGCAAGAGCTATATTTTTTCTAACAACTTTATTTATGGGTGCGTATCTGTTTTTATTACATGCCATTATTGCTAATCCTGAACTTATAGACGCATCAAATTTTGTTCTGTTGTTTATATCAAATCTGGCCCAATCATTAAGTGTCCTATCGAAATACATATCACCGTACTCACCATCCCCGATTATACCAACACACTCGTCTATGTATGTCTCTATAGCCGCTGCGTGAGCCTGTTTAATATCCTCGCTTGAGTTGGGTATTCCACCGATTTCTTTTTCTGTCTGAGAAAGATTATTCCAAACCCTATCTGGCCTGTTCATTGAATAACCTCTATACCCCCTCCTCTTTATATGGTACAGCAACCTGGGCTTATTATTTTCACAAAGTATTGGCATTCCGTAAAATACAATCGCCATCAAAATATCTTCAAAGAATATCTCAGCCGTCTGTGGTCTAGATATATACTCCAAAAAGAAATGATTCGCTGGAGCCTCCTCCATTGAAAACTTTGTTAATCCATGCAGAGATCCATTTGATCCTGTGCCAGTTACGGTACCTGATATATCGTAACTATCGCACCCAAAC